GTATGACAGGACAGAGAAAGATACAGCCTGAGTATTTGCGAGAATGTGGTTCACATGCACGTTGGTTATCGTCTAAGGTAGAGCAAGGCTACAAAGATGAAGGCAAAGGCATGATGCAGATTAAAGATGGTGATAAAGAGATTAACATTGGCTGGATGACAAGTGGCTCAGATAACGATTCCATATAAGCCTCGTGCGCTCCAGGCAGAGATGCATAGCAGCCTGAAGCGCTGGAATGTTTTAGTCATGCACAGACGTTTTGGCAAGACTGTTTTTGCAGTTAATCATTTAATTAAACATGCTTTGACCTGTGAGCTACCCAGACCAAGAGTTGCTTTTATAGCCCCTACCTTTACGCAAGCTAAGAGAATAGCATGGGATTATGTTAAATATTACGCTGGTGTAATACCAGGCATTACCTTTAATGAAACCGAGTTGCGTGTAGACTTTCCAAATGGCGCTAGGCTGATGCTATTGTCTGCTGAAAACCCAGATGCGTTAAGAGGAATCTATTTAGACTTAGCGATATTTGATGAGTTTGGTATGCAGAATCCTCGTGTATGGGGGGAGGTTGTACGACCAGCCTTGTCTGACAGAGAGGGTGCGGCTGTCTTTTTAGGAACCCCTGCTGGGCATAATCACTTTTATGATTTATTAGAAACAGCAAAGGTTCAGGAAGAAGAAGGCTCTGACCAATGGTACTGGAAGATAGTAAAGGCTTCTGAAAGTAAACTTGTAAAGCCAGCAGAACTTGAGGCGGCCCAGTCTCAGATGACACCAGAACAGTATGAACAAGAGTATGAGTGTTCCTTTACTGCTGCTATTATAGGAGCGTATTATGGCAAGCTGTTGGCAGATGCTGACGATAATGGTAGAATAACGCGAGTACCGTATGACCCAGCCTATCCTGTGCATACTGCATGGGATTTAGGTATTAATGATAGTACGGCTATTTGGTTTGCTCAGATATTCAGAGGGGGCGCAGTAAATGTCATTGATTATTACGAGAATGGTGGCGTTGGCTTACAGCACTATGCCGATATACTCAACAAGAAAGAGTACAATTACGCAGACCATCTTGCGCCACATGATATCGAAGTTAGGGAACTTGGTAGCGGCAAGTCGAGGCTTGAAACAGCGTTTTCGTTGGGGATTCGATTCAAAGTAGTGCCGCGCATGAAAGTTGCGGATGGTATTAATGCGGCACGTATGTTATTACCTAAGTGCTACTTTGATAGAGATAGATGCCAAGAAGGGCTAGATATGTTAAGGCAGTATAGGCAAGAATATGATGAACGTAAGAAAACATTTAGAGACCATCCAAGGCATGATTTTACGTCACATGCGGCAGATGCATTTCGGTATCTCGCTATTGGGCTGGAAAATAGAACAAATTATACAAGACCTCCGCAGCAAGTGGCGGTAAACGAATACAATCCATTTACATTATAAGGAGCAAGTAAATGAGTTTTTTAACACCTAAAGCACCCCCACCACCTCCACCTCCACCACCACCTCCTCCAGCAGTTGATGAAGGAAGAGCAGCGGCATTATCTGAAGAAGCAATGCTTCAGCAGAGAAGAACACGCAGAGGTAGAGGCTCAACCATTGTTGCTGGTGCGTTAGAGGGCGGTGCGCCTACTGGCGGACAACAGCCTACATTAATGAGATAAACTATGGAAGACTATGTTAAAAGTCTCGTTAAGCGCTTTGAGCATATTCAAATGCAGCGCGATAACTGGGATACGCACTATCAGGAACTAGGCGATTACATGCTGCCAAGAAAGGCAGATATTGTTAAAAAGCGTTCTCGTGGTGAAAAGCGCATGGAGTTTATTTATGATGGCACAGCATTACAAGCTGTAGACCTTTTATCAGCCTCTTTGCATGGTATGCTAACAAGTGGAGCATCTCCTTGGTTTCACTTAGATGTTAAAGATACTGAGCTAAATCGTGATGATGATGTGCGTGAATGGTTGCAAGACACCAGCTTGCGTATGATTAGAGCTTTTAACCAGTCTAATTTTAAAACTGAAGTACATGAGATGTATGTAGATTTAGTTGTTTTTGGCACTGGCTGTATGTTTGTTGAAATGGACAAAGGCCAGTTACGCTGTAGCACAAGACATATTTCCGAGTTTTATGTACAAGAAGACCAATATGGAATAGTGGATACCGTTTTTAGAAAATATCATATTACAGCAGTATCGGCTGTACAACGATTTGGTATTGATGGTGTAAGCGACCATATTAAACGTGTGTATGAAAAGACACCAGATGAGCAAGTTGAGATTCTGCATTGCGTTACACCACGAATAGAGCGTGATATTCGCAAAGCAGATAACAAGAACATGCCATTTATGTCTGTATATATTTGTATGCAATCTAAAATGGTCATGGCAGAAGGTGGTTTTGAAGAACTGCCATATATTGTGCCACGTTTCTTAAAAGCCACTGGCGAAGTTATGGGCCGTTCCCCTGCAATGGTTGCACTACCAGATGTTAAAATGCTTAATTTAATGTCTAAAACAATTATTCAGGCAGCACAAAAGCAAATCGACCCACCATTATTAGTGCCAGATGACGGTTTCTTACTGCCTATTAGAACCCAGCCAGGCGGTTTGAACTTCTATCGTGCTGGCTCAAGAGACACAATTACGCCTCTTAATACAGGCGCTAATATACCGATTGGCCTTTCTATGGAAGACCAGCGCAGACAAGCCATTCGTTCTGCCTTTTATGTAGACCAACTGCTTGTGGGCGGCTCACCAAACATGACAGCCACAGAGGTTATTCAAAGACAGGAAGAGCGTATGCGAGTAATTGGCCCTGTGCTTGGAAGATTGATGAATGAAATGTTACGCCCACTTATAGACAGAGTGTTTGCCTTGATGCTAAGAGCAGATATGCTGGCAACTCCACCAGAAATATTACAGGGGCAAGATGTGGACATAGAATATGTATCGCCATTAGCTAGAGCGCAAAAATCTAGCAGTCTTAATAATACATTAAAAGCACTTGAGGTATTGATGCCATTATCTCAGGCGCTTCCAGTAGGTGACCATATCGACCCTGACGGTTTAGTGCGGCATGTTACAGATGCACTTGGCGTTCCTAAGACTACTTTGAAGTCACAGCGCGAAGTAAATCAAACACGTCAACAGCGTGAAGCAATGCAACAACAGATGGCAGAGCGTGAGGCTCTATCACAGGATGTAGCAGATACAGCGCAAGCAGCACAAGCAGTTAGGATGGTTAGTAAATAATGGTTGACCCAGTAAAAGAACAAGAAAAACTCAGACAAATGTACACCGATGTCTTTTCCAGCGAATCTGGAAAGAAGGTGTTACAAGACCTTGAAAAGCGGTGTAACTACCACTGGACAAGCTATGTAGCTGGCGATGCTCATGCCACTACATTTGAAGAAGGCAAACGTGCCACAATATTACACATCCATCAAATGATAATTAAGGAGACATAATGTCCGAAGAAACTGTCGAACAGGTAGACCAGTCTCAAGGTACTGTGTTGGAAACCCCAGCAGAAGTAGCACAAGGCGGTTCTGGTAACGATTTTTATAATATGATTCCAGAGGATTTAAGAGACCATCCAAGTCTATCACCTATTAAAGATGTAGCTAATCTGGCTAAGTCATATGTTAATGCACAACAACTTATAGGAGCAGATAAACTTGCTGCCCCTAAAAATCCATCAGAAGAACAACTAAATGCTATCTATAATTACTTAGGTAGGCCACAAGAGGCCAGCGCATATGAAGTTGCTGTTGATGGAAATATTATTACAGAAGATGCCGCTAATGCGTACAAAGATGTAGCACACAAACTTAATCTTACACCTCAACAGGCTAACGGTATCTTAGAATATTATAAGTCTTTAGCGCAAAATACACAGGAGCAAGCGGTACAAAACATTGAATATCAGCGTGAGCAAGTAGAGAATGACCTTAAAAAGGAATGGGGCCAGGCTTACGAGCAGAAAATATCTGGTGCTGGTCAGGTGTTAAAAGAGTATGGCAATCCTGAAATGCTAGAATGGCAGTTAGCAGATGGTACTAAATTAGGAAATCACCCTGAATTTATTAAAGCATTTGCAAATATTGCTGATTTCAGGCAAAGTGTAACCAGTGAAGACACGATTACAAACGCAACTGCAAGTAGGGCAATGACACCAAAAGAAGCACAGGCAGAAATAGATGCTATTATGGCTTCTCCTGAATACACAGACAGGAAAAACATTGTTGCTAGAAACAGAGCGATTGAAAGAGTGCAAGAATTATATGGCATGATTTATGGATGAATTAGATTATCGCCAGTTAAGAGTTGATGTTTTAAGGGTTGCGCTTGAGTTTGGTACTCAACGTGACGTTTTGAAACCAGACCAGCTTTTCAATAGTTATTGGGAGTTGGTTATGCAGGGTAGCGGCAAACTATGTTCTTGCCGTCCTGAAGACAATCGGAAAGACGGTAGCCCCACGGAGGCTAAAAAACCGAGAAGTGTCCGAAAGGGTAGCGCATCGCAAAGTGTATAAA